ACAGGTTCTCCATGATAACCATTTATTTTATTTTTACTTATACACAAAGTTCTTATTTTATTTTCATAATCAGTATTTGCATTTCTACCTATACCAATAATTAAATCAGCTTCAGCTGCTTTACCTGTCTTAGAGTTTTCCATTTGATCAAATGAAATACTATTTCTATTATGTGCATCAGCTGATGCCTGAGATATAGCAATAACTGCGCAGTCTCTTCTTTTTGCAATCTCTCTTGTTGCAGTATATATCTGTCTTAACTTTTCATCTGTCCTTGCATATGTCCCTTTTACATTTATTTTATCTAATTGATCTATGATAATAATATCTGGTTTATGTTTTTCACAATGTGTATCTATATCTTCCATTGACCAATCAACTGTATCAAACATAGATATATTATCTTTTATATCACTCCAGTATGATTGTGCCGTGTCTGTATCTTGTATTACTTCTTCTCTAGTCATACCAGTATAACAAGAAATAGCTCTCATCTGTGTACGAACAGCAGGCTCCTCGTTTATAAACGCGTGTATTTTTGCACCTTGTTCTGCAAAACCATTTGGTCCTGCACATAAACTTACCCAGAATGCAGTCTTACCTGTTTCTGGTCTTGCAAATGCAATCATTAGATTACCTGCACCAATACCTCCTATATTTTCTTTTATAACAGGTATATTAAATTTCCATTTTGTTGTAACACTAAGAGACTCTAAAACTTCATTAACATTATTTGTAACAGCAGGTGTTTTTTCTTCGTCTAAACCATGCTTATGTTTTTCTATCATAGTTATAATATCATTAAAGTTAGCATCTTTACCATTAAATATTTCTGTAGACTCAACAGCTATTCTCTGTGCAAGATCTCTGTCTGATAGAACACGCATAATATCTTTTGCTATTTCTTTACTAGGCTCTTGTACCTCTTTAATATCTTCTATTAACTCACTAAATTTTTCTTTTGCAGCACGAGTTAATGCAGGATTAAATACTGTTGTATGTAAAGAATATAACTCTCCAATTTTTATATTGTCTTCGTATTTTTCGTGTGCTTTTTGTATTGTATCATACAAAGAACTAATATCTCCAGAGAACACAGTAGGAGATATTGAACCTTTATATTGGCTATAAAAATTTTTATTAAGCATCAGCTTAATCATTTGTTTTTCTATCATGTAACTCCTTTTCTAAGTTTTCAATTTTATATTGTGATTTAATCTTATTTAATCTTAACTCTTCGTTTTCATTTTTTAATCTTTTAACTTCTCTGTACAAAGCCATTATCTCTTCTGATCTATCCTTTGTTTTTCTAAGTTGACTTTGTAAATATTTTTTTTGTTTTATTAATTTATCTAATGATTCCTCAAGATTAACTATTGACTCACTCAGATTTATCGACATCTCCATACTCCTTTCTCAATAGTAACTCTATTGTATCTAGTATTGACTCATCTCTTTGGCTCCAATCAGATCTATTCATATCTTTTATATCATACTTCCAAGAGTTCCAACTATCTAATATTTCTTTTTTCATATTATCGTCCATAAAACATCTCCCTTATTTGTTCTGTGTTAAAATATTTTAAGTCATCCTCTAATGGTTTTACTATTACATTTTCAAATCCAGATGATCTTAAGTCTTTTGCCATATCATATGCTTTTGTTGTAGCATCTCTATCTAAACATATATATAAATTTTTATATGGTTGCAAATGTGATTTTTGAACTTGCTTTAATTTTGTACCCATAATCGCTACACCAGTTAATATATTTGATACTGCGCAAGCAGATGGACAATCCTCTACAATTACAGAGTCTTCACATTCTCCACATTTAAATGGCACATCTTTGTTGCCATACATATACCATTTAGGAAACTCGCTTTTATTTAGTGCTCTACCTACTGCACCAACTATTTTATGGGATACTCTATTTTTAACTAGAAATACAACTCTATCTTTTTGAACATCATATCTAAAATCTGCTCTACCCCAAGACCATGACTCCCAACAATTATTAGATGATAACCATTTCATAGCTTTTTCATTTGAGTATATTGATTGAAAGCTATCTGGTATTTTAAACTCTATATCTTCTATGTGTAATTTTTGATTACCATGAAAAACTCTTTCTACATATTGCATATTTTTTTCTCCTTGTTTTCTACCTTTAGCACTGCAAGAAGCATGAAAGCAATACCAACTTAATTTATTTTCTGTTGTGTCAACAGACAAAGTATTTTTACCATTACAGAATGGACAGTCCATTCTTATCTGTGTGTCTTCTGATAAATTTAATCCTTGTATAACTGATAATTGTTGTTTATAATTCAATATTAAATTTCCTCATAAGTCAAAGTATATCTTTTTGGATCATAGAAATTATGATCAGCTTCAATTTTCATAAGATTATGATTTAGATATTCTGCTGTTTTGTTTTCTACCTCAAGAACTGTCGGCTCGTTTTCGAATGGTATTATTGCTATTGCTTCTATTCCTAGTCCTGTTATTCTGATTTTGTATTTTTTCATTGTGATCCTCCCTATCATATTTGATCTTATTTGTCAAATTATTTTTTCGTAATTGTCTATAATAATTTGGATGTTTCCACTCAAACATTTTATTTATAACTTACCCATATAACCCAAGTCATAGCAATGACAAACATTATTAAAAGAGTATGATTTCCTAAATTCCAATAACTTTTACTTACAGTTTTATTTTTAGGGTCTATAAATTTTTCTTTAAAAGTTTTCTTTTTCATTCTAAATCATCAAACCTTATAGGTTTTTTATTTTGTTTCATAACTTTATTTATAATATAATACGCTATTATTGATGCAATACTTAATGCAATTATACCAACTAATAACATACCTAATCCATATGATGCTGTCATTAATGCTCCTTTGTTTAGTGGGCAGGGATCATTGCCTGCCCTCAGTTCTAGTATTTTAGCCAAAGATTTAACTTTGTAACAGGATTACTATATCACCTTAATGCTCTTTATAACTTACTTGTTTAACTCTACGATCCCAACAAGCACGGCAATCTTTACATTGACCCTCTTGTTTATATGCAGGACACTCTCTGCCTACGACAGATTTATCTTTATGCACACCAGAAGTCCACTTCCAAAACTTAGGTGGTGGACTGTCTACTTTAATTGCTGATACACGCAAACATAAATTCTTTGGCACATCTTTTACATCAAGTTGATTAATTATCTGATACTCTCTAGTAGCTAGCCAATGCTTTATATGTGGTGTAAGTTCACAAACTTCAAAGATTTTCATTAGGTGAGCAAAAGATTGTACATCACCAGAGTCAAACCAACGGTGATAGAGTCTTGATTTATCTAGGTTTTTATATTTTTGGGTAATAAGTTCTGCCATATAATCCACCCACTCAGTCATGAGTATGGCATCATATCTTTTTTGATACATTGCTTTTACAGCAGGAAAAATGTAACAACCCTTACCAGCGTAACATTTATTACATATAGTTCCTTTTTGTAATGCTAACTTACTTCCAGTCACACAATATTGAATAGGTATACCCCAAGAAAATGCAGGCATTTTGCTTGTGTTAGATAGCGTACCTATCTTTTTTTCTATATCTTTTTTATTCATTCTAACTATTTAACATAAAAATGGCGGCATGTCAATGCCAGTATACTTTGCAAATCTTTTCTTTTCACCAATATAGTATTGTCTGTATGCTGTAATATAATTTTTATGTTTATATTCGTCTGGCATACATTGTGGTGGAGGTGTAAAATATTGAGATGGAAATCTATCTTCTACATTTTGTAGCCTACCATTGTGAAAAGCATTTATAATATTAGAAGATTTATGTAACTTGCCATATCTTCTTGTGTATTGTTTTCCGAGTTCTTTACCAAGTAAATGTGCATAATTAAAATTTTCAACAGACTCTCCTACCCATATTGTCATAGGGTGTTTAGGGTATGCAGACTTATAAAGTTTATCATCATCACCACAATGTTTTCTATATGCAGTTGATAACATCTGTGCAGTTTCTAATATCATCTTTACTACATGCTTATCACAAT